ACACGGGGACCAGGCGCCGCGGGATTGGTGGATAGTATTCAGCGAGGGCGCGGTCGTGTCGTGGATGGATCGCTGGCAAGAGCCAGGCTTCCACCATGTTTATGCGGCGCGGTGGGACGGGCGTCAGTGGCTCAGGTTTCAGCCAACCTTGTCCGGCTTCGAGATCGAGGCGCTGCCCATGATAGGCTACGACGCTCAGGACAGAATACTGCGCGGGACCGTCAAGATATTGGTCGAGACCAGACCGCCGAGCAGAATCCCGCGAATCCCGTGGGGCATCGCTCCGGCGACCTGCGTCGAGGCCATTAAGCACTTGATCGGGATACGGGCCCCGCTGGTGTTCACGCCTTACCAATTATTTAATTATTTGCGAGCTGGCAAGCACATGAGATCACGATAATGGGAAGCGGTGCCAGTGGTGGCGGTCAGACCGCGAATCAGCGCAAGCTGGAACGGGCTCAGGTCCGCGAGCTTTCGCGTCAGGAGGATATTATCGACGCCAGGGACGCAGCCATTCGTCGCGCCAGGACTGGCCGGAATATGCTGATCACGACCTCGGAGCTCGGGATCACGAGCAAGCCCTCAGCCGGGCCCGTTAGTTCATTGGTGGGCCGTATCTAATGGCGATGCAGCCGCTTCCGCCCGAGCTCGGTACGGCCGAGCAGCTCCTGACCCGTTTCGGGTTCGCCAGGTCGCGGCGCAATCAGTGGACCGGGTATCTAAGCGATATATTCAAATTCACGGCCCCGAACCGCGAGACCTATACCGAGCGGAAGCCTGGCTCCAGCCGCTATAAGGACGTATATGACTCGACCGGGATCTCGGGATCTCAGCGGTACGTCAGCCGCCTGATAGCAAAGATTATGCCGTCATGGACGCGCTGGTCGATCCTGACGCCTGGCGCTGACTGGGAGGACCGGCCCGAGGCCAGGTCAATCGCCGAGATACTGGAAAAAATCAGCGACGATATGTTTCGCTATCTGAATCTGTCGAATTTCTACCAGGTGTTGCCCGAGGCCTGCCGTGATATGACGGGTTCGACCGGGGCGCTCAAGATCGACCGCGGCGACGTTGTGGATCCGTTCCGCTGCCAGGCGCAGCCACTGGCGTCGGTGTACTTCGAGGAGGGCCCGCATGGGACCCTGGAGAATGTTTGGCGCGAGCCCAATATGACGGTGCCGGTGATTGAGCGGGAATATCAGGGTGTCGAGATCCCGGCCGAGTGGGGCACGGCAGACGCAGCCAAAAAGGGCAAGGATTTCCGGCCCAAGGTCCTGGAGGGGACGCTGGTGGTGCCGGGTGAATTCCGGGCTGACGATGAATACTGGAGCTTTCTGATCGCGGTGGACGAGAATAAACTGATTTGGACGCAGTTCAATGGCAAAGGCCCTGGCGCGAGCCCCTGGGTGATCTTCCGCGAGGACAAGATTCCGGGCGAGGTCATGGGGCGCGGTCGCGCAATGGCGGCGCTCCCGGATATCATGACGCTCAACCAGATGGTGAAATTTGACCTGCAAAATCTGGCGCTGGGGACGGCGGGTGCCTGGACCGCTGTCAGCGACGGCGTCCTGAACCCATACACGACCACGATTTATCCCGGCACCACGATCCCGGTCGCGTCGAACTCGAACACCAACCCGACGTTAAAGGCCCTGGAGCGGGCCGGGGATCCGGTGCTTATGGATGCCAAGCTCGCGGCGTTGCGCGAGAGCGTTAAGGACATTTTCCTAAACAACACGCGGCCCGTCGATGCTGCAATCCGGTCCGCAACCGAGGCCAGCATTGAGGACCGCGATCAGACCATGGAGGAGGCGAGTGTATATGGTCGACTCCAGACCGAGCTCGCGACGCAGACTATACAGCGCCTGACCTTTATCATGATCGACCTCGGTCTCGCCCCGGTTCTCAGGGTTGATGGGCGTGAGGTCACGGTCAAGCACACGAGCCCGCTGTCACGGGCCCAGGATCACGATGATATTATGGCGATTAGCCAGCTTTACGAGGTCGGCAATGCCACGGTCGGGCCCGAGATCATGACGCTCGGGATCCGGGGTGAACTCGTGCCGGAGGCCCTGGCCACACGCCTCGGCGTACCGACCGAGCTGATTCGAGAGGAGGCCGAACGCGACGAAATGATTGCGGCCGGGCAGCAGCAAGCAGCAGAGATACAGGGCCAGGAGCCCGCAGGAGCAACACAATGAAGATTATTCAAATGCCAGCATCGGAATCCGAAAACTTCAATGACGACGTTTTATCCGGGGTTATTATCACGACCTTCGCCGACGGCGGGGACCAGGTGAAACTGGTTGTATCTAATACCGGCGGCTACACCCCGACCAAGTCCCAGGCGGCTCGCGCATTGCGGCGCCTGGCTGATATGATCGACGCCAATGAGCGCGGGTCCTGGCCGCTGGCGGTAACGTAGCGAGGCAATTATGGCAAGTTATCAAATAAGCATGAACGTCGGGGACCATCCTGACGATATCACGATCGCAACCGGCGGCGCTGGCGCCTCCAATTATGTCGCGGTAATCCACGACGATATCGATCGCAGCGATGCCTCGAAGTGTCTGAGGATGCTCGCGGATAAGCTCGACGAGAGCCTGACGGCCGAACCGCCCGCAGCCCTGAGCTAGTGGGTAATAGTGCTCAGAGCCCGGTCGCGAGCCTCGCGGACTGGGATCCGCGTGACACCTACGACGAGACCCTGCAATTTTTGGCCAGCAATGACGAGCGGGCCGAGAAGGAAAGGGCCAGGGCCATATTGTTCCGGGCGGTGTTTTCGACGCCTGGCGGGCGTGAGGCCCTGGATCATCTGATCGCGGCTTATTTGATGGGGCCACACATGGATATCACGGCCGACCGTGCGCTCGGTCGCGAGGACGTGGTCAAGGAAATTTTAAAACAGTTCTACATAGCAGAGAGGTTACAAGATCATGGCTGATTCACTGGTGGATAACAGCACCCCGAACGCTGTCAATTACGTGCCCGATGCCGAGATTTTCGGCGCCGCAGGCGAGGACGGACGCCCGGCCAACGTGCCGGAAAAGTATTACACCGCGATCTCCGAGGAGGAAGATGCGCCGCGGTCGCTGGACGTCAACGGCGTCCTGAGTCGTATGAATCACCTGGAGAGCCGCTTGGGGGCGTTTTCCGACGCGCCGCCGGATGGTGACTATGCGGCCACGGATCTCAGCGATCTCGTGCCAGAGGGCAGCGAGTACGCGCTGGCGCCTGATAATCCGATGGTGGCCTGGTTTCTAAAGGCGGCGCGTGAAATGGGGCTCGGCCAGGCTGGCGTGGATACGCTCATGCGCGGGTATGCCGAGAACGAGATCCAGGGGCTCAAGGAAGCGGATCAACGCGGCACCGATAACCGCGAGGCCGAAATCACCAAGATTCACCCCGAGAACGGTCAGAAAATGCTGGACACCATGACGCAATGGGTCAAGAACCTGGTTCAGGCTCAGGGCCTTAATGCTGAGGCCAGCGGTCAGGTCCTGAGAGGCTACCAGGCGGCCCTGGCCACGGCCGAGGGGTATCGGTTTATAGAGTTCCTGGGTCAGCGGATCCGGGGCGCGAATCTGCCGAGCAACGAGTCCGATATCAAGGAAGGCATGACGGCCGAGGACGTGATCAAACTCCAAAACGAGACCTATCCCGACGGTCATGCCAAGGCCGGTAAGCGGATCTATGACAATGATCCGGCCCGCCAAAAGGAGGTCCGGGCGGCTTGGGTCCAGGTCGAGGGCGAGGGCGAAAAACACACTGAGGTCAATTTCACCCGCACGTCTTAAATCATTCTGGTGACACTACTGACCGCCGCGATTCGCTCCGGCGGTTTTTTGTTATAGTCGAGACAAGTCCCGCCCGGACGACCCTTATTCAGGGCCCGGCACCAAGGACTAGACAGGCCCGCAAGGACGACCTGATCGCCAAACGATCAACACTTGCAAACCGACCCCAAGGAGGGGCAGGGCCATGAGTAAAGCACTATCAGCAGCCGCGTCGGCCGAATTCGATACTGACGTCAAACACGCATATCAGGAGCGCGGCGGGCTCGCGTCCACATGGACGGAGCGCAACGGCATCACTGGCGATACTTACAATTTCCGCACCATGGGCAAGGGCATGGCGAACAAAAAGAGCTCGTCTGAGGACGTGACTCCTATGAACGTCAGCCACGCGCTGGTGCCTGCGGTCCTGGAGAACTGGAACGCGCCGGAATACACTGATATTTTCGACGACGCCGAGGTCAATTTCGACGAGGTCAGCGAGCTGTCGGAAACGATTGCGGGCGCCATTGGCCGCCGCGAGGACCAGCTCGGCATCGACGCGATGGACGTGGCGGCTGCGGCTGCTACTCACGCGGGCGACGTCGGCACCAATATCGGCGGAACCGCGACAGATCTCAACACCGCGAAAATCCGGCGCTCCAAGCGGCTCCACGATAACCTGGCCGTTGACGAGGCTGACCGGCATCTGCTTCACTCAGCTATCGGCCTGGAGGCCATGCTGGGCACGACTGAGGCGACGTCGTCTGATTACAATACTGTCAAGGCCTTGGTGCATGGCGATATTGATACTTTCGTGGGGTACAAATGGCACATGGTCGCGGCTCGTGACGAGGGCGGCCTGACGATTGCGGCCTCCGTGCGGGACGGCATGGCGTATCAAAAGAAAGCGATCGGCATCGCCCGCGGTATCAATTTCACGACTAACGTGGACTGGATCCCACAAAAAACCTCGTGGCTCGCTAACGGCATCTTGAAGGCCGGGGCGACGGTGCGGGACGGTAACGGTCTGGTACGCATCCAATCGACTGAGGCGTAATCTCAACCACGCGACTCGGTCGCAGGAGAGCAGCATGTCATTTGAAAGAGAGAATTTTAACCTTATCGGTCCGGGCGCTGGCCATGGGTCCAAGCACTGGTCCTATATCACGCTCAACGCAACCGACGCGATCGCGGTTATCGACAACGCGGATTTTTTCCTCGAAGTAAACAACGAGGTCCGGGCTGGCGATATGATTTATGTGGTTTGCGTCGCAACCGGGACGGTGTTGAATCCGACCACGATCACGAGCCTGACCCACCTGGTCGTGATCACGGCGGTCGGGCCGCAGGATACGGGGACCGAAACGGTCACGACATTCGCGAACGCCCTGGCGATAGTTTAACCCTCTGCCCTGTATGGGCGCACACTAGGGCGGCGGCTTGGGTCGCCGCCCTTTCTATATCCGGAGGTCGTAAGTGGCGGTTGTCCCGAGTAAATTGAGCATTATCAAGGATGCCGCGATCATCCTGGGTGAGCCCGCTGTCGTGAGTCTTGACGAGGATTCCAAGGTCGCGGCGATGGCCGGGGCCTCGTATGATACCGTTTACGGGTTGGCGCTGAACATGCACCCCTGGACCTTTGGCATGGACAAGATCTCGTTGTCGTTGCTGGCCGGGACCCCGATCAATCAGTATCTGTACGCCTACCAAATCCCGACCGAGCCCGAGGTCCTTGACATTCTCCAGACGATTCCGCATATCCGGGACTATAAAATCTATGGCCAGCAGCTCCATTGTAATATCGGGACCGGGGTCGCGCTGGACGTCAAGGTCCGGCCGAGTGAGGCGTTCTTAAAACCGTATTTTGTCGCGCTGCTGGCGGCCATGCTTGCGAAAAACATCTGCATCGGGGTTACGGGTAAAAAATCGCTAAAAGACAGCATTGGCGAGGACATTATCGGGGTGCCGGGCCAGGCTGGCCTGCTCGGAATCGCGCAATCGCTGGACTCACAACAACGGCCGCAGGTCCCGATCGTACATTCGCCATTCACTGAAACGCGGCGCTAATGTCGGATTTCGTCAAAGCCTTCCAGACCGATTTCACGGCTGGGGAGCTCGACCCCAGGATCGCGGGCCGCGTCGATGCCGCGAATTATTACAAAGGCGCGAGGCGCCTGCGGAACGTCTGGCCCAAAATTCAGGGCGGCGTTGACCGCAAGCCCGGCTCCAGGTACATCGCCGACGCCCCGCACCAGAATGGTGGCCGCGTGGAGGGCTTCGCATTCAATACCGAGCAGACCTATCTGTTTGCGTTCGGGGAGCTCGAAGTCGAGATTTATCGCAACGGCGCCCCGGTCGCGACCGTGGTCACGCCCTGGCCGAAAGCGATCGCGATGGAGCTCGGGACCGCGCAATCCGCGGACACCATGATCGTGTGCCACGAGGACCATGAGCCGCAGAAAATCCAGCGCGGCGCCACTGATGCGATCTGGACAATCGGGAGCCTGGGCCTGACGAATATCCCGCTCGGCGATTTTAATGACGGCACCAGTCCCGGCGCCGTGACCGAGGTCCATGACGTCACGTTCTCCGGGGTATGGGCTGCCGGTGATTTTTTCTGGCTCGGGATGCAGGACTGGCGATCCGGTCGGATTTACTGGAGCGCCGACGCCGATACCTTGGCCGACCGGATCCTGGACGGGGTCCGGAATATGGTGTTAAACAAGGACCGGCTGGGTGTTACGGGGCGGCGATTCCTGACGACAGCAATCACGAGCAAGCGGCTGCGCCGAGGCGTTGACGAGGTCCCGGTCGAGGACCGGATCCAGAAGTCTAACTCACGAATTCAGGGCCTCACGGGTCGCGGCATTACGGTCACGACAGGCGCGGGACCGCCTGACTATCACATCAATTTCGCCAATGAGGACGCCGACAGTTACGAGGTCATTGATGTGGTGTATAGCGATGTTGACGGCACCGGGACCGTGGCGGTCGTGCTGTCGGTATCCGGGACCATGCGCCGCGAGCCGGTCTGGAGTGTTGCCAGGGGCTGGCCCAAGTACCCGCTATTCTACGAGGGGCGGCTCTGGTTTGGCGGCGCCAAGTCCAAGCCGACCGGCGTATTCGGCTCCGTTACTAATGATTTCTTCAATTTCCACCTCGGCGACGCCTATGCTGACGACGGGATTTTCGTGGTACTCGATACTGACCAGGTCAATGCGGTCACGGGGCTGTCGGCGGCGAGCAAGCTGATTATTCACACGACAGGCGGTGAGTTCGCGAATCTGGACTCCCCGATCACGCCCGAAAATATCAGCTTTCCGATTCAGTCACACTATGGCTCGATGCCGATTAAGTCGGTGCTGGTCGAGGGCCAGCCCATGTTCGCGCAGCGCCTCGGCAAGATGATATTAGAGATTGGCTACGTGTGGGAAAAAGACGCCTGGAAGGCTCGCCCGATTTCGCTACTGAGCCCGCACCTGATCAGTCAGCCGGTCCAGCTCGCGGTCCTTGCGGGCACCCGGACCGATACCTCGAATTATGTTTTTGTCGTGAATTCTGACGGCACCATGGCGGTGCTGTTGACCCAGGTCGATCAGGAGGTCGCGGCCTGGACGCTCTGGACGACGGACGGGAACTATAAATCCGTGGCGGTCGTGGACGACGAGGTCTATTTCCTCGTGGAGCGCGCCGGGACCTGGATGATCGAGCTTATGCGGGTTGATTACACGCTCGACTCGGCGGTCGAGGGCACGATCTCGGGGCTGGTCGTGAGCGGCTACGATCATCTTGAGGGGCGCAAGATCAAGGTCCTGGACAAGTACCCGGCCGATATGGTGCAGCTCGCCGACCAGACCGTCGTGAGCGGCGATATCACGCTGGAGGTTACGCCGAAAGGGACCGTGATCGCGGGCCTCGATTATTCGCCCCTGGTTGAGCCCATGCCACCAGCAACGGGTCGCGGCGGCGGCACCAGCGTCATGGACGAAAAACGAATCATCCGGGTCAAGGCCATGGTCAGGGACACGCGGGCCATGATGATCGACGGCGCCGTGATCCCGGACCGCCAGACTGATGTGGATCCGCTGGATACGCCACCGCCGAAACGCGAGGGCGTGATCGACCATAAACCGAAAGACCAGCCGAGCGATTACCTGCCAACCGTGACCATATCGCAAGGGGCGCCCCTGCCTATGTCATTATTAGCTGTCGAGGTTATGTATGAAGCAAGGGACAATTAAGCCATGGCGTGGTTCACAGCATTACCGGCGATCGGGAAGTTTCTGGTAGTTTCGACAGCGGTCACGAGCGCGGTCGGGGTTACTTCATTTATTCAGCAGGGCAAGGCGACAAAAAAGGCCGCCAAGCAGGCCGGGCGGGCGGCCGCTGCTGATGCCAGGACCGAGCTCATTGACCGTAACCGGAAACTGATCCGGGCTCAGTCCTCGAATGCTGTCCTCAATGCGGCGGGCAACATAGCGCCCGCCCAGGGTACGCCGCTCAGGGTGCGCGAGACCAACAAGCGCGAGCACGAAACCGGGGTTTTATCAACCAAGGCCGCGAATGACTCCAGGCAGCTTGGCTTTAGTGCCCAGGGCTCGAACGCGGGCCGCCAGAGCCTGGTGAGTTCGATCGGGGCGATCAGTGGGGGCGCCAGCGATATAGCGGGCGTTGTTCAGGCCAGCGGCTAATGCCTGATCGTCAGCGCATTGAGTCGCAATCATCTGGCCAGCTCGGCGCGGTTACGCCGACCGGAGAGGCTGAACTCCACCGCAACCTAAGCGCCCGCCTGACCGATTTCAGCCAGAATCTACAGCAGCGATTTCTGCCCGGCATTCAGCGCGCCGGGAGCGAACGTGCTGAGGCTGCGGGCCTGGTAGCGGGGGAGCAGGGCAGGCCCGATCTGCGGGACGGATCCGGACTACATGACGACGCATTCAACACCGCGGCCTCGGAGGCCTATTTTGCGGGCGTCAATAACGATATGCGGGACAAAATCGCGTCCAGTGCCCGCGAGCACGGCAACGACCCGGATTTGCTCCAGGGTGCATTTGAGGGCCTTAGAGAGCAATACGTCGATGGGCTGGAGGATCCGAGGCTGCGGGTCCCGGTTGCCAAGAATTTCGACAAACTCAGCGATGCGGCGCTGCGTCACGTTCAGGACAATGTCAAGGCCAGGGCCCGCGAGGAAAGCAAGTCCGAGGTCCTGACGCACCTACAGAATCAACGCGACGACGTCATGAACCTGGCGCGGTCCGGGAATTTTGACGACGCCGAGGACACTCTGATCGCGTTGACTGACGAGCTCGCGCTGCACTCGAAAGCCGAGCACGAGGGCGGGACGGCACTGATTACACCAGCGCAGGAGGCCGCGATTATGTCGGGCCTGGATGCTGATCTCGACACTCATACGATCGTGGGGCAGTTCGAGCGGGATTTGCAGGCAGGTGGTCTGGAGGCGGGTCAGCAGTTTATCGAGACCTGGGACACGGCGGCGGCCGAGCTCGACGTCGAGGTCAACCCGGAACAGCGCGACAAGATAAATTCTCGCCTCAATACGCTGCTGAACCAGCAACGGGTCAAGGTCAACCGGGAACAGGCGCAGATCAGGGCCCAGGGCAAGGCGGCGGCGGTGGCTGCGCTGAGTAATGTCGAGGAGGGGATTCGCCAGTATTCGCTGGGCTTCGGGCTGCCGGATGATTGGGACAAGGATTTGGAGACCGCGGAGCTCGCGCTGCTGGTGGCTGACGACCCGGACAAGCTCGCGGCCATGCAGGCTGACGTAGACCTGATTAACAAGCTCAACGAGGTCGAGTTCATGACCATGAGCGATCTGGAAAAAGATCAGTTTATCAATGACCAGAGCTCGGCGCTGGCCAGCAATTTCAGCGACGCGGGCGCGGACCTGGTAGAGGTGGCGACGCGGATCCGCAACCAGCAGGCCCAGGCCTTTGTCAGTGATTCGATGGGGTTTGCGCAAAGCCAGGGGATTGTGGACTCCGATACGCTGCCGGATCTGGACGGCGAGGATCCTGTCGGCGCGCTCGTGGCACGAGCTCAGGCGGCGCAGGTTGCATCAGAGCACTATGGCAAGTCCGTGAGCCCGTTGACGGTGCCGGAAACCAGGGCCTGGATCGCGACTTATGCGGGCGCCCCGGCTCAGGGCAAGGCCCAGCTATTAGCAACCGTCACGGCGGGACTGGGTGAGCAGGGACCAGCATTTTTCGCCCAGGTCGACAAGGAGGGCCATAGATCCCTGGGGCTGGCCGGGCATCTGGCGCAGGCGGATCCGACGGCTGCGGGTTGGATGCTGAATGGCCAGGAGGCGCTGGCGGCCAAGGCGGTCGCGATTCCGAGCGACGATGTGATGCGGGACTCGATCCGTACCGAGCTCGGGACCGCCTACACTGAAAACCTGAAAGCCAGGGCCACGGTCGAGGAGGGCATTATCCAGACTTATGCGGGCCTGGCGTGGACTGAGGCCCGAGATCCGAGCTCGTCGGTGACTGATCAGGCCGTCGACCAGGACCTCATGGAGCGGTCCGTCAGGCTCGTGACGGGTGGCGAATTATGGGAGGCGAACGATCGCAAGTATCCCGCCATTGAGGGCGCGACGACCAGCATGGCCGAGGACTGGGTCGGGTCCGAGGAATTTCTCACGGACCTGGATCGTGCTGCTGCGCCCGAGATCGAGGGATCCAAGACCGTGCGCGAAATGTGGGAGGACGGCGAGGCGTGGCTGTTCTCAGCGCCTGAGCAGGGCCCTGGCAGGTTCAGAGTCGAGCTCATGCAATGGGACGGAGTCCGACGCCATGCTATGACGGACAAGAATCCGGCCAAATTTATCGAGCTCGTTAATGGCAAGGATCCAGCGGGCTTGGTCGAACGTGGTAATATCGACATAGCCAACCGGCCCGATGTGCCAACCGAGGACGGGACGGGACGTCACTCGATCCTGAGCCTGGGGATCCAGACCGAGAAGGGCGGCCCCGAGATCCTGGTCCCGAAAATTGCCGAGGACGGGACTATCATGAGCGACGTCGAGGCCCGTGCTCAATTTGAGGAAACTGGGCGGCACCTGGGCAAGTTCAAAACCCCGGACCAGGGGACGGCATACGCCAGGTTTTTGAGCTCAATGCAGGCCACGACTAACGCCAGGCGGCCGCTGATCGTCGAGTTCCAGAATACCAAAAAGGACAACAGATTCCAGCGCCGCAATAAGGCCCAGCCATGACTGACTCGTTCTTGAGGTCGCTGGTCACGAATGACCGCAGCGGCGAGCTCATGACGGCCCCGGCTGTCGAGGAGCTGACACCAGCCAAATGGACGGCTGGCATGAGCGCGGCGTTTCGTGACGTTCGCAACGAATGGCAGAGCACGAGCAGCACCAGGGCATATAGGCCCATATTGGCCAAGCGGACCACGGCCCTGCGCGAGCTCGGATATGAGACCGTCGGGCTATACACTCCGGATCCGCTCGATCGTTCGCAGGCCTGGATAGCCGAGAAAATCGACTCCGGTGAGATCGCACTCGACGCTAATGACGACTTGGTCCTGCGTGAGGCCGAGGGATCTCGGGCGCTATGGGGCGCGTTGTTCAGTGGTGGCAATAAAGAAATGGCCCGTAATATGGCGGCCGTGGCCAAGTATTCCCAAATGTTCCCGGATAAGGTCCAGACCGACGCGCAGATCTGGCGGGAAGTCAGCACGGATCTGGCGGTCCGGCGGCGGCATAATCAAAGCATGATGCAGCGTTCGCCAGGCTCTGCGACGTTCGCGGGCATGGCAGCGGGCACGACCATGGATCCGCTGGTGCTGGCGACGTTGCCGCTAGGCTATGGCTGGCTGAAAACCAGCGCCGGAGTCGGCCGCAATCTCGCGAGGGCGTTCGCGTCGGAGTTCGCGATCGGCGCCAGTACCGAGACAATCATCCAAGCCGAGGTCATGGATTTCAAGGAACAGATCGAGAGCCCGTACTCCAAAAAAGAGGCCGCGCTCATGGTGTTGGGGGCAGGCGTCGGATCCGGGGTGCTACGCGCAACGGTCGGCGGCGCGATCGACGTGACCGTGGCCGCTAATCTCCGCAGCCTCGCCCGAGCCCGGCCGTCGCTTGGTAAGCTATCGGAGGACCTGGGCGTGGATCAACGGGCGCTGGAGAAACAGCTCGCGGCTGACGACGTGAACCCGGACGACCTGGAGCGGGTGCTGGCTGAGGTCGAGCGGCTGGACGAGAACCTGCCGCCGAATACTGCCAAGGCGGCCCATGCGGACGCGGCCGACACCGCGGCCCGTCAGGCTGATGCGGGCGAGATAATTGAAGTGGA